GGTTTTGCCGGAGACGTTAAACACCGACCCCAACGTCCGCATGAAGTTAGACTCCTGCAACCCCGACACGATCCGCGACTCGGTAATCGTCGGCACAAACGCGCCGCCCTCCGCCGTGACGCCCGCTTCCAACGCACGCGACTCGGATTCGGTCAGTTTGGTTTTTCCGAATAACCCTTTGTAGAACGCGGTTCGATATTCTTCGCTTCCGAGAATATCTTTTTTGTTCTGCACAACTGCCGATTCCGGTTGGGAATCTACCGCCGCGCGTGTTTCCACAATGGCCGGTTTTGCGTCCGCGCGCTCGTGACGATCGATCGTCGCTTGCAATGCGTCCACGTCAGAATCCATCCGATCATACTTGTCAATATCATCCGTAGACATCGACTCATTGCCAACAGTGTCGAGTATGTCCCGCTGTTGCTGGATCAACCGATTCCTCTGATCCTGTAAATTTGCTCTGACTGATTTACTCATGATTTCCCCCTTGTAGCCTTTTCATGTAGAGACAACCGCCGACGGCGATTCGCCGTCGCTGCGTCCGGTTTTGTTGCTTCGACAGTCGCCGCACCGGACGCCGGTTCGACCGTCTGATCTTCCTGATCCTGTTTTTGTGCTTGATACGTATCAAGCCTCGATCGCGCTTCCGCCATCGACACCGAACTCGATTCATACGCCGGACTCACAACCGCCGAAACGTCGAACACTTGCACCGATTCCAGCACGCGAAGCGGTAACGTTTCATCGCCCGACGGATCGACCCAGCGTTCGCCGTTCGCGTGCGGAACAAATGCGAAACTTGATCCGCCGAGATCGCCGCGTTCCGTAATGGCTAACACATGATCGCCGATCGGACCCTCTGGCACCTGTACGCGATAGTGGAGGCCGGTTTCGTTGACCTCGATCGCGCACGTTCCCGATCGAGTACTGCCGATCGTCCAGTTCGTATCGTGATTAAATGTTGCGACGACTGGTCCGTCGTTAACGGTGTCGAACGCCCCAGGCGCGATCCGCTCACGATACAGACCGCCGATGATCGTTTCGCTGTCAAATGTCGCCGCATACCCCTCGATCGCGCGATCGGACTTCGACGACCGTGTCGCGCGTGTATTTTCGGAACTAATGGTCCGCCGTTCAATTTTCATTCTGTACCCCTTCGCCCTCGATCGGCGCCATATTCAGCGGAAAAAACACCTGATCGCCGCCTTCGACCCCGTTTCGGTTTTCGAGCGCCCGAACTTCGTTCACTGTCATGATCCCGTTCTGAATCGCGGTCGCGTAGGACGACATCCGCGTCTTTGTATCAGACCGCAACAGCGCATCCGGCACAAACTCCGAGAAATGGATCGACGACTGTCCGAGTATCTGCCTATTGATGGCCGTTTCTATCCGTTTGAACCAGGGTCCGAGCGAATGCACCACATATTCGAGTGCTTGTTGCTCGATATTTGAAAACGTCGCGCGATCGAGACTTCCGATCAAATGCGACGGAACGCGAAACAACCGCGCGATATCTTCGACCTGGAATTTCCGCGTTTCGAGTAATTGACTATCCTCCGGCGGAACCGACGTCGCTTTATATTCGACACCCTCTTCGAGAATAGCCACGCGATGCGCTTGGTTCAGTCCGCTCGAATGATGATTCGTCCACGACTGTCGCAATCGTTGATGCGCCTCTGGCGAGACCTGGCCTTTTGTTTGCAGAACGCCGCCAGGCCGCGCGCCGTTGGCAAAAAAGGTAGACGCGTAGGTCTCCGCCGCTTTTGACAGACCGAGCGTTTCGCGACATTGAGAGATCACAGATCGGCCGATGATCCCGTCTCGGCTATGCGCTTTAATATGTAAGACCGGAGGATAGATCGGATTATCAATCCACGTCACCAGCTCGCCGCTCGCCAGTCGATAGTGATAATGCAACAAACCATCCGACCCGCGATCGATCGACATCATATCGCTGTGTAAATACCACAAATGCTGAACGCGTCCGCGGTTGTCCCGTTGGATCTCAAAATACGCGTTCCCGTGCAATAGTAGCGACGTCGTCAGAATTTCTTTTCCGACAAACGCGTCCATTTCCGGATTAAACGCTTGTGTGAGAACTTTATGGATCTGGTGGTTTTGTTCGACGATTTTTCCGCCGTCAGGCAGTCGTCGAAAGAGTTTCAGCGGCAGCATTGACAGACTACCCGCGATCAATTGCACCGCACTCTGAACCGCAGGAATCGCGAGACAGTTTTCGGTGGTTACACTGACACCGGACACCGTCGATTCGCCAACCAATGCAGACGTCAGCCAGCTTGACGGCGACGCGAGTGTCGTTCGGTGTTCGAGTAATCGATCTAATATCACGGCGGTCGATTCGTTATGCTGAGTAGGACGGCGACGACGCAACACAACACGCCGCCGACCGTCCACGCCAGAGCCGCCGACATATGCGACGCACCCACGACGATCGCGATGAACCCACAGAGGCCCACAACGTCCGCGACGATCTCGCGGTTCGGGACTAGTATCGAAAGAATCCGACAAAGACGAAAGCGGATCGAATACTTACGGTCTCGCATGGTTAGATATGGTGAAAGGCACGCGGCAGCTCACGACGCATCGACGCTAACGCGACCGGTACGTCGATCCGAATCGATCGACCCGAAGGAATACGCGACACGCCATCAAGATCGCGCCGTTTGATCGCGCGATAGATCGTATTCTGATGAACGCCTAACAACTCAGCGAATTCAGACACGGTTACAAACCTTCTATTTTTTTCTAGTGTCATAGCGTCAACAGCCCGCGATCCTCATAGACCGATCGAGCATCTGCCTCTATTTCGGATTCCGCGTAGCGCGACATCTTGATCGCGAGAATTGCCGCGATTAATCCGTCAATATGTCCACGCGCGCGCGCTTTACTCGGAAAAATATTTCCGTTTGCGTCCACTTTCACGACCGCGTTTCCCAACATCCACGTCGTCACCGGACACCCGCCCGCGTCAAGTTTTCCGGCGAGTAATTCCGCCTCAAATTCCTTTGAAGGGTCCGATAGTTGGTTGACGGTTTGCGGTATCTCGACCACGCGCGTCGTCCCGATCTCGTTTGTCAGTTGTGCAATCAGCGACGCCGCGTTCCACGGATCGACGCCGATCAGCTGGACGTTATATTTCCCGCAACTTTCGATCAGGTACTCACGGATCACCGCCTGATCAATCCGCGCGCCGTCAATCCGCCGCAAGTAGCCCGCGCGAATCCATTCTCGAAACGGCGCCCGCGCCCGATGTTCGCGCGCATCGAGATCCGACTCCGGCGTCCAGTAGCGCGGCACCAACCGCCAGACCGGATCGTCGTCGGTCGGATGAAATGCGATCATTACCGCAGTCAAATCGATCTTGCTCGCGAGATCGACGCCGATGCAGCACGGCCGATCGCCGAACGAATCCGGTTCCAACATGGTCGGAGACTGCGACGCCCGCCACCGTTCAAGATTGAGCCACGGTTCGCCACCCTCGACCCAAATATTGAGACGTTTCGTCTTAAACATCGCGAGCGCCGCCGGTAGACCCTTCGCTTGCTTCGCCAGTCTCCGCATATCCTCGGCATTGACCGAGATCCCGAACATTGGATTCGCTTTCTTCCACGTTCGGACCAGGAACGGATCGTCGTCCTGATCGGCATGGGCGACAAACCCGAACAACCGATCATCGACGAGAATTTGCTCGAGTATCCGCCGCACGTAATCCCGCATGGACGCGCACGGCGACATGAGATCGACACCCGCCGTGGTAATAAAAAACAACAACGGTTCACGCCGCGCGCCTTGCGCCGTTTCAATCACATCGACGAGACCGCGGTTTTTGTGCGCGTGGTATTCGTCAATCACCGCAACGGACGGATTGAGACCGTCTAACGAATTGTAATCACTCGACAGCGGTTCAATTTTCGATCGCGTATCGCTGCGCGCGAGATTTGAGACAAACGTCCGAATACGTTTTTTGAGCATTGCGTCCTGGGACACAAACGCTTTGCAGTCGTCGAAGACGATCCGCGCCTGGTCGCGTTTCACGCCGCACGCGTACCCCTCGCCGGCCGGTTCGCCCGTGAAAAATGACGTATACAGCAACACGCCCGCCGCGAGAAACGACTTTCCCGACTT